CTTAGGACTTGGAGCCACTCTCGGAGCCGCCGCCGCTGGTCTATTCGGTGTGGTGAAGACCGCCGCTGACGCTGGAGATCAAGTCCTCAAGATGAGTCAGAGAGTGGGCGTGGGAGTCGAATCCCTTCAAGCCCTTATGTTCCAGGCGAAGCTCGCTGACGTGGGCGTGGAACAGCTCCAGACCTCTCTCGTTTTTCTGAATCGGAACATGACTGAAGCCGGACAAGGCCTTCCTCAAGGTGGGGATCTCCCAGGCCGAACTCAGATCCGGAACTCTCACCGCGGACAAGGCGCTCGAGCGTATAGGAAAAACTTTCGGAAGACTTCCCGATGGGCCCCAGAAGTCGGCCCTGGCGATGGAACTATTCGGAAGATCCGGAGCCCAGCTCATTCCTCTCCTCAATGGAATGGAGAAGGGCCTCTCCGCGACCCAGAAGGCCATCCTCGACATGAACATGGTGACGGAGGAACAGGCCAAGCTCGGCGAAGAATTCAATGACAACCTGACAGTGATGCAAGCCGCCTTCGGTGGGATCATCAAGTCGGTCGGGAAAAAACTTCTCCCCGTCATGAATGAGCTGGTGATCGCCTTCACGAACTTCATCGTGGAGAACAAGGATCTCATCAAGACGAATGTGACCGCCTTCGTGGAAGGCCTTGCTGACTTCTTGAGGCATGCGGGAAAGTTCGCTCTGGTGGCCGCGAGATCTATGGCTGGACTTGCCAAGTCGGTGGGTGGAGTGGGGAACCTAGTGAAGATAGTTCTCACCGGATTATTCGCCCTTTCAGGTGTGTCCGTTCTAATGGGAATCGGAAAGCTGGTCAGCTATGTCATGTTATTGGTGAAGGGTCTGACTATGGCGAAGCTGGTGGCGTTCGCCATCCCGACCCTCATTGGAGCCGCGATCCTTCTTGTCCTCCTGGTGATCGATGACCTTGTGGCATACTTCCAGGGCGGGGATTCCGTGACCGGAGTCATCATCGAAAAATTCAAGGAAGTCCTGGCCTGGTTCCAGGAGAACTTCCCGAACCTTTCCAAGTTCGTGAGGGGCGTGTTCGATGCGTGGATCGCCTATCTGAACATCCTCATCTCCTTCTGGACTGGACTCTTCAATGTGATCGCGAAGGTGGCCGGGTTCATGGCTTCCGTGTTCGCGCCAGTGATCGACAGGATCCTCCAAGGTGTCATGGCTGTGGTGAACGCTCTGGGAACCATCGGGAGCTTCGTCGGCAAGGGCCTAGGAGCTGGACTCGGATTCACTGGGGAGCTTCTCTCGAGAGGGGCCCAGCTCGCGAACCCGACGAATCCCACGCTTCCAGGTGTGTCGAATTCAAGCTCCGCCACGGCGTTCAATGTGGACGCTCCGATTAATGTGGTCGTTCCTCCTGGAACAGATCCCGGATCCGTGGGCCCCTTCGTTCGCGAAGGTGTGGCTGGTGGTCTCGACTCTTCTCTTCGACAGGCCTCACGTTCAACAGTCTCGGGGGTGGCATACTAGATGAGTCTCCTCACTTTATTCTTGAAGCGCGGTGGAAGGACAGAGATCCAGAGGGTAGTGGACGGAAAAACCGGAGCCATTGTCCTCGACGCGCTCATCAAGGAAGACTATTCAGCGGACGCGGAACCCACCACTCATCCAGTGGAAGATGGAGCCGACATCACCGATCATGTGATCTTGAGGCCCAGGACTCTTTCCATCGAGGGGATCGTCACCGAGACTCCGCTCGGAGGATTCGTGGACTCCCTGGTGAACGCCGGGATCCAGACCGTCACTTCTTCCATCGGTCAAGCCATCTCGAAGAGAGTGGGTGGAGGAGCTTTCGGAGCCGCCGCCACATCAAGGGTTTCGGGTCTTGCCGGAAAAACGCTGTCCGGGCTCATTAAGGGCCCGACCGACAACAGGCTGAACGGTGTCCTCCAGGAGCTTCGCGCTGTGAGGGATTCGCGCCAGCCTGTGACCATCGTGACAGGCCTCACACAGTATGACTCTTTCATCCTGAGATCCTTCACGGTCTCGAGAGACCAGACCACCGGGAAGTCCATCCGCGTGAGCCTTTCCTTCCAGGAGCTTCTGAAAGCCACCTCGAAGACCGTTCGAGTTCCCGTCCCGAAAGTAAAGTCCGCCGTGTCTAAGGTGGAAAGGGGTCGGCAAGGAACCACAGAGCTGACCTCCACATCGGAGAAGGGGAAGCGAGCCTCGATCGCATACACGACAATCTTCGGAGGTGGGTGATGGCGCTTCGTCAGATACCGATCACAAGCGATCCCGATTCCGTGTTCACCGTGGATCTTGACGGCGTGGTCTTCCAGATCCGCTTGACGCTGAACGAAAGAACTGGCCGATTCAAGATGGATCTTCTCACAGAAGTGGGCGAACCCATTGTCGAAGGGGTGGCCTGTGTGGTCAACTTCCCTTTACTGAAAAAATTCAAGGATCTAAGGATGCCAGAGGGGGATCTCTTCTTCTGGGATTCCACCGAGAAGAACCGCGAGCCGAACGAGGACAATCTAGGGACTGAGGTCGTCCTGTTGTATCAGGAGGCGACATGAGCCGGATCCGGGTCAAGGCTTCCTTCGAAGAATTGATCGGAATAGGAATCGGCTGGGACGCGGCTGAGAGGATGGCCAGGGGAGACACTTTCGAGGTCTTGAACTATCGCATCCTCCACGACAGAAGGCTTCTCTTCTTGAGACACTACGATGAGCGAAGCCAGTGGGGTCTCTGGATCTATGAGGACATGACGGAGGAAGTGTGTCAGAACTCTATGGGAGGATAGTTGAGGTCTTGATCGGCCCGAGGGGTCAGAACGGAAGGCTGTTCCGTGACCTTCGTGTGTCCTTTCGGATCGAAAAATCCCTAGAATCCACTCCGAACAATGCGTCGATTCAGATCTATAACCTCGCCGCATCAAGCCGTTCCCTGGTCGAACAAGACGGAGCGGTCATCCAGCTCAAGGCTGGCTATGGCGAGAACACCAAGATCCTCTATCTTGGGGACATCGCGAGAACCACCACGAAGAGATCCGGGGGAGACATCATCACCGAGATCGAGGCGGGGGATGGGGAGTTCGCCTATCAGAACGCCACGGCGAACGTGAGCTTGGGCCCAGGCGCGAAGTATTCCCAGGTCTTCTCCGCGATCGGCGACAGACTTGGCCTCTCTCAAGGATCCGTGAAGATCCCGAACCCAAACGATCAGTTCCAGCAAGGCTTTTCATATAGTGGCATGGCCAGGGACGCGCTCGACATTCTCACAGAAAAACAAGGACTTGAGTGGAACATCCAGGATGGTCAGCTCCAGGTTCTTCCCGCTGAAGTCTCGACCGATGAGACCGTCATCCTTCTGAACTCTGGCTCTGGCCTTGTGGGCTCGCCTTTCAAGACGAAGATCCTCCGCCCAGACCTTGCAAGAATCGGCAAGGGAAAGGAAGAAGCTGGCGTGAAAGTGGTCTCCCTCCTGAATCCAGAGATCCGCCCAGGCCGAAGAGTCCAGGTCGAAGCCGAGTTCGTGAACGGAATCTTCAAGGTGGAGAAGGTGACTCACAGCGGTGACACACACTCCTCGAGCTTCTATTCCGAAGTGGAGGCGAGATGAACGAGAAGTCTCAAGGCCAAGTCCTGAAGGATGCCATCCGCGCCGCCCTTCTTGGGGTGAACACGGCCATCCCCGGAAAGGTGGTCAGCGTCAATGTGGCCGCCGGGAAGTGTGATGTCCAGCCAGTCATCCGAAGGAAGTTCGCTTCCGGTGAGGTGGTGGAACTCCCTGTCATCACGAATGTTCCCATCGCCCAGCTCCGAGCCGGGAAGGCTTTCGTCAGCGTTCCCCTTCATGTGGGAGACTATGTTCTCCTGATTTTTTCCCAGCGATCGATCGACCTCTGGCTCACGTCCGGAGGATCCGTGGATCCGAAAGACCCAAGATCCCACGCGCTATCGGATGCCATCGCCTATCCTGGCGTGTATCCTTTCAGTGATCCTCCCACAGGCGCGAGCGCGGAAGACCTCATCGTGAAGAACGATCAGGCCACCATCACCGTGAAGCCATCTGGAGAAGTGAAGATCGAGGCTCCCCTGAAGGTGGAGATCATCACCGGGGACGTGGACATCCAGGCCTCGGGGGATGTGAATGTTCAGTGTTCGAACGCCACCGTCCAGGCCGACCAGGCCGCCGTGACCGCCACCGCGGGAATCGACATGACGGCTCCCCAGATCAATGCGAACACGGCGCTCCTCAATGTGACGGGGCTTGTCGCTTGTTCTGGAATCGGGGCCGGAGTTCCACCTGTTGCCGGACAAGGGAACTTCGCTGGAGCCTTGAAGGCATTGTCCGTCGAAGATGACGATGGAACGATGGGTGAGATGAGAACGATATACAACGGCCACACGCATCCGGAGAACGGAGCCGGAGGAGGAACCACATCTCCACCGAATCAGCCGATGACATAGTGTGGGGGGAAGGGTAGAATAGAGGGAACATGGACATCGCCTTGAATACAGCGACAAGTGATCTTGATCTGTCGAACGGAGACCTCTATCTGATCGAGGAGAATGACGCTATCGCTCAACACGTCTCCCAAAGGTTCAAGACATTCCTCGCCGAGTGGTTCCTCGATGAGACCGTGGGCGTTCCATACTTCGACTATATTTTTCGAAAGAACCCGAATCCCGTGGTGATCGACGCTGTTCTGAAGCGAGTGGCGCTTGAGTCTCCTGGTGTGGTGGAGCTGACCTCATGGGAGCTGACCCTCGATTCGGCGCGGCGTGAGCTTTCCCTCGACTTCACGGCAAGATCTGAGGAAGGATTCATCGAATTCGCTGACGTGATAGGAGTGTGACATGGCGGGACTTAGTTCAACAGGATTCCTCAAGAAGACCCTCGATGAGGTGAAGTCCGAGATCGAAGAAGCTCTGAAGACTCAGCTCGGTGAGTTCATCAATCTTCTTCCCGGATCTGTTTTTTCCCAGATCGTGGGTATCGTATCCGAAAGAGAATCCCTCCTGTGGGATCTCGCCGAGGAAGTTTATAACTCCCAGTATCCTGACACAGCGGAAGGCGTGGCGCTCGACAATGTGGTGAGCCTCACTGGAACGGAAAGGATCGCCGCCAGGAAGTCCAGGATCCTCGAACAGATACTCTTCGGAACCTTGGGAACCCTTGTCCCAGCCGGAACGGTCTTCGATGTTCCAGGGAATCCGGATGCAAGATTCGTCACTGACGCGGATGTGACCTTGATCGCTGGAACCGATGAAGTCCAGACCATCAACTTCTCCGCTGTCCCCGATTCCGGAACTTTCAAGCTGTCATTCGATGGGGAGGAGACGGCGGTTCTTCCCTTCAATGCGAGCGCCGCCGCCGTTCAATCCGCGCTCAATGCCTTGACTAAACTTTCAGGGGTGACGGTCACAGGATCCTTCGCTGGTGGATTCGTGGTGACTTTCGCTGGAGCCGATGGGAAGCAAGCCCAGCCGCTTCTTGTATTCAGTTTGAATACACTCCTCAATGGCGTGACCCCAGTGACTCCCACTGTGGTGGAGACCACTCCAGGAGTTCCTCAAGGATCCGTGTCCATGACCGCGGAAGAATTCGGGCCCATCCCGGCCTTCAAGAACACCCTCACGAACATCGTGACTCCGGTGACTGGCCTCACCTCCACGAAGAACCTCGCGGACGCTGTGGTCGGAAGGAACGTGGAGACGGACGCGGAACTTCGCCTTCGCCGAGAACAAGAACTTCAGAAGGCTGGAGCTGGAACAGTGGAAGCGATCCGAGCCAAGCTCCTTGAAGTGGAAGGCGTGACTCAAGCGATCGTGTTCGAGAACGACGACAATATACCCGACATCGATGGCCGCCCAGCCAAGTCCTTCGAATCCTTCGTTCAAGGTGGCGAGGATCAAGACATCGCTGACGCGATCTGGCTCGCGAAAGGCGCGGGGATCCAGACCGTGGGAACCGAGATCGAGACCGTGGTGGATTCCATGGGCCTGAACCGGACGATCAAGTTCTCTCGCCCGACCGTGGTGAACATCTTCATCTCGATCGAAGTCACGAAAGATTTTTCCGCTCCATCGAACCTCGCGACTCTCGTTCGGGACGCTCTGGCGAACTATATCAATGGGCTCCAGATCGGCC